GTGAGATTGTTCTTAATGATGTAATTGCTGCAACAGGAGTTTCTTCTGGATTGATAACCGAAGCTGGATTTGTTATCGGTGATACTAATGTTAAATATGGATCTCCTATAACAACATCATTTAGTAACGTCGCGGTTACCGGTGGAGCAGGTACGAGTGGTGTAGTAAATGTTTCAATAATTAGTGGTAACTATGTTGATATCACAGCATCGGGCGGAACTAGTTATGTTGTGGGCAACACACTTACAGTTTTAGGGGCTAATCTAGGGGGAGCTACTCCTGCAAATAACTTAGTTTTAAAAGTTACAGCAATTGGAGGTAGCGGAAGCTTATCTGAAGTAACTTACGTGTCTGGCACTCCAAATATAGATTTTGCGGTGCAACTAAGCAATTGGTCTGAATTTACTTATACAGCAAACGAAGGTGCCCCTGTTGCAGCTCCTGCTAACAATACAAATTGGTTCTACAGTGTTGTTAACCAAGTTGATATTATGGTAAATATCCCAGTTGATGGTTGGGTAGGCTATAAAATGATTAACTATGATTCCAATGGTTTCCCAATTCCAACAGGTAGTAATACTACTGATCCAGCTGGGCCAATAGTAAGTCCAACTGAGCCAACTACACAAAGTGATGGAACAGCATTGGAATATGGTGATATATGGGTTAACACTACTAACTTAGAAGATTATCCTGTCATTTCTCGTTGGCAATCAGTTGATGGTACAGATACATGGGTTCTAATAGATAATACAGATCAAGTTAATAGTACTGGTATAGTATTTGCGGATGCTCGTTGGGCAACTAACGATAATACGAATCCAGCAGATGATCCTATTCCAACAATAGCAAGTTTGTTAAGTAGTGATTATTTAGATTTAGATGCACCAAGCTCAAGTCTATATCCAGTAGGAATGTTATTGTTCAACACACGCCGTTCAGGTTACAATGTTAAGCAATACAAAGTTAACTATTTTAACTCAGCTAGTTTCCCTGGAGAAACATTACCTACTCAAACAGATGCATGGGTATCATCAAGTGGCTTACAGTCTAACGGTAGTCCATATATGGGTCGTAAAGCACAGAGAGCAATGGTTGTAGAATCATTACGCTCTACAATTGATACTAATCAAGCTATCCGTGATGAAGATAACTTCTTCAACCTAATGGCTACTCCTAACTATCCTGAACTACAACCTAACATGGTCGTACTAAACGCCGATCGTGGTGAAACAGGTTACATATTAGGTGACACACCATTAGGGTTACCTGATAATGCTACTGATATTCAAGCATGGGCGACAAACGCAGCAGGTGCTACAAGTACAGGTGAAGAAGGTTGTGTAACACGCAATACTTACTTAGGCTTGTTCTATCCAAGTGGAATAGCATTTGATTTATCTGGTAACGAAGTTGCAGTTCCATCATCACATATGATGCTACGCACATTCTTACGCAATGATAATATTGCTTATCCTTGGTTAGCAGCAGCAGGTACACGAAGAGGTGTTATTGATAATGCAGCAAACATTGGTTATGTAGATAGAACAACTGGTGAATTCCAAGTTATTAAAACTAGATTAGGAATTCGTGATGTTTTATATATTAACTTTATCAATCCAATGGTATTCTTTACAGGAAATGGCTTGTTGAATTATGGTAATAAGACAAGCTTTGACTCATCAAGTGCATTGGATAGAACTAACGTTGCAAGATTGATTGCTTACATCCGTCGTCAATTGACAATTGCGGCTCGTCCGTTTGTCTTTGAACCTAACGATGCATTTACTAGAGGTCAAATTGCAAACTCAGTAACATCACTAATGCTTGACTTACAAGCAAAACGTGGTATCTATGATTATCTAGTTGTGTGTGATGAGTCAAACAACACTCCTGCTAGAATTGATAGAAATGAGCTTTGGGTAGACGTTGCGATTGAGCCTGTTAAGGCAGCTGAATTCATCTACATCCCAGTTCGTATTTTGAATACAGGTGAGTTAGCAGCACTATAAGAAGATTAAGGGGCAGAAATGCCCCTTAATAAAAGATAAATAATATTAACAGGAGAAATTAAAATGGCGATAGCCTCACAAACACTAGTTAATCTATCAGCAAGCGATACCAATAATGGTAATCAAACTTTGTTGATGCCAAAGTTACAGTTTAGATTCCGTCTAAACTTTTTTAACTTTGGTGATAATGATGGACTTGAATTAACAAGACAAGTTATTGATTGTTCTAGACCAAACCTTTCGTTCGCTAAGATTACATTACCAGTATACAACTCTACCATTTTCATGGCAGGTAAGCATACATGGCAGACCATGACTGCTAACATTCGTGACGATGCCTCAGGTGCAGTATCTAGATCAGTTGGTGCACAGGTTCAAAAGCAATTAGACATGGCAGAACAAGCCAGTGCTGCGTCAGCAAGTGACTATAAGTTTTCAATGACTTTAGAAATTTTAGACGGTGGTAATGGAGTTGCAGTACCCCAAGTACTTGAAACATGGTATTTAGTTGGATGTTTCTTAGAATCAGTTAACTATAACACTGTCAACTATGGTACTAACGAAGACGTTAGAATAGCATTAACCATACAATACGACAACGCAATCCAAACAGGATACAACGGAGTCGAAGAAGGCGTAGGACAGACTGCACAGCAACAGAGAAACCCAACAGATACAGCTACCAGCGTAGCCTAAGAGGTAACGCATGGCTAACTCTAACGGGCAAAACCTACAAAGAAGGACCGGGGCTCCCGGTCCTCCTAATGACGGTAAATCCTATTCTGCTTCAGGTGCAAATCTGCGTGATGCTCAACACGCAGCAAAAATATTTAGAACAGGTGTTTATGAACGAGCACCTAAACTTAAATTTTTATTTCATGTATATTTTGATGTTAACCAAACAGCATACGATCAGAATATAAATACTGGTGCTAATTTTGGTCTTTTAGTTAAAAGTGTTAAATTGCCTAGCTATCAAATAAACACTGTTGACATGAATCAATATAATAGAAAAAGAATCGTACAGACTAAAATTAAATATAATCCTGTTACTATTAATTTTCACGATGATAGTAATAATATGATTACCAAATTATGGGATGCATATTATACATATTATTATAAAGATGGTTCAAATTTTGGTGCTGTTTTTCAAGGTGCTAGAGGTGGAATTGCTAGACCAACTACGGATAACGGTGGATCTGTGCAAGCAGCCACAGATGCTAATTATAATTATAGAAACATTTACACAAACACAGATAATATTGTTGGGAATAATAATTGGGGTTATTGGGGAGAAAGTCCTAATCCTAGTTTAGTTAAAGTACCCTTCTTCAAAAATATAACTATATTTGGATTTAACCAACATAAGTTTACTGCATATACATTAATTAATCCAATGATTAATTCATTAAATCATGATACCTACAATTATTCAGAAGGTGGTGGTACAATGGATATTCAAATGGATTTAGGATATGAAACAGTAGTTTATAATGCAGGCGCTATGGATGGTCAAACTCCGAGTAATATTGTTCAAGGATTTGGTTTAGACGGCTCATATGATAAGATACTAAGTCCAGTTACACCAAAAGGTAATAATAGACCTGTTGCAGGAAAAAGTGTTTACATTCCACCTGCTGGTGGATTTATGAGTCCATATTAAGAAAGGTATAATATGTCGTTAAACAATCCAAATGTAGCTTATAACTATCAAAAAACACCAGGGTTAGTTACTTCAGATGCATTGCAATCTGTGGCAGGATTATCAGTAGCATTAAGAAATAATCCAAATTATAATAGAAACTTATCTACTTTATATCCTATTGGTCAATCTACACCTAATCCAGGCGCCGGTTATCCTACAATGCTAGCACTACAATCTCCCAAAGGAATTGGTGAATATCCTTATGCAGGTTCACAAGTAACATATATAGGTGGAACAAGTGGCTAGAATAATAGATAACAGATCCAATTTAGATCAAACTATTAGAATTTTTGATTCTTTTTATTCTACTGATGTAAGAGTTGGTGCAGACCAATTTGATATTGTATATGGATACTTCACTAGCGTATGTGAAACTAAAACTATAGCACAAAATTTTACAGCAGTTTTGTTTAGGGCAGCAACTGAAACAGGATTAAATGTATTAGATTTATTAGACGAAATACAGGGCAGCGGTAATAAATTACAAATGAATAAAATTATTTGTTATTACCTAAACAGTTTGAAATCAAAAACTTCTTTGTATGGGGTAAGTGTTGTGCCTAGACCCAATCAACCTGTAGCGAGAAATGTAGTACAATGATATGGGGAAATGGGCACAAGGGTTTTATACTCCTAAAAATCCTCAAAAATATATAGGAAAACATACTCCTAAATATCGTTCAGGATGGGAACTCACATTTATGACATTTTGTGACAGTAACAATAATGTACTGTACTGGGCTAGTGAAGCATTAAGAATTCCATATAAACACCCATTCACAGGTAAACCAACTATCTATGTTCCTGATTTTTTTGTAGTCTATGAAAATAAGTTCGGCAAGAAAATAGCAGAAGTTGTAGAAATTAAACCTAAAAAACAAAGTATTATAGAAAGTAAAGCAGCCAGTGCAAAAGATAGAATGGTTGTTGCTATAAATCATGCTAAGTGGCAAGCGGCTATGGGATATTGTAAAAGTCAAGGATATACATTTAGAGTAATTACTGAATCCGATTTATTTAGAAATGGTAACCAAACCTGACTAAATAATATTATGACCAAACGTTTAGAAGAATTATTTGAACTGCCACAAGAAGAGATTGAATCTCTGTCTAAACCTATTCCTGAAAATGCAATAGAAGTTACTAAAGAAGCGTTAACTAATTTAGAAAAAATAGAAAATGCTTTACCTCAAGTAAGAGGATTAGAAGTTGCTGATATTGAAATGGACAGTCTAGCTGATTTAGCTACTAATAGTTATAAAGACCTTATGGACTTAGGTATGCAAGTAGATAGCAGATTTAGCAGTGAAATATTTAGCGTAGCTAGTAACATGTTAAATCATGCCATTACTGCTAAGACAGCTAAAATTAATAAGAAACTTAAAATGATAGAATTACAATTAAAGAAAGCTGCATTAGACCACAAAACCAATCCTGCCGTAGAAGAAATAGCAAATACTCCATTAGGTGAAGGTAAGGCTCTTGATAGAAATGAGTTGTTAAAAATTCTAGCAGCTAAAAAGAATGATGAATGATAAATACTAGATACGGGAACATGCAATGAAAAGCCTTAAAAAATATATTACTGAAAGTGTGCATACATATAACTGCACGATTAAAATTGCAGGTGATGTTGATAAAAACTTCTTAGATTTATTCAAGTACAATCTAAGTAAGTTTGATCCTATCGATATCAGTGCTCCTACAACCACGCCTATTCAAAAAGATCCATATGGTTTTCCTAATTTAAGCAATCAATCTGTAACTATTATCAAATGTAAATTTAGATATCCAGCTACAGAACCAATGGTTCAACAAATAGCACAGTTGTGTGGATATAATGTTGATATGGTTCGTTTAGTTAATACTGATTATAACGACAGTATTAATACAGAATCAGATGAGTATGCTAACCAAATGAAAGAAAGCCCATTATTGACTAAAAACGAAATGGGTTCAGCACCAGGCAGTAAAGAGGCTAGCAAAGCATATGGCGAGTCATATTTGACAAGCATTAAAGATCAAATGAAGGATAATGAAATTGATATTCCTTATTCAGGACAAAAAACTCAACCAGCATTTGATCCATTCAAAGTTATACCTCAAGATCCTAGGGGCGACAATAGCCCAATGAGTAAGATTACTAGACCAAATAAACCAGCGACTGGCGCTAAGTTCAATAGATAAGGAACACAAAAATGGACATGAAAGATTTATTATCAAAAATGGCTCAGCTTAATGAGGCTAAAGAAGCAAGCTATTCACCATCATACCGTGTAGGTAAGACTGGTGATTTTAGTGATAAGCCTAATATGAAAAGAGGCACACCAGTTGCTGGTAAAATAGGTAAGTATGGAAAAACATCAGATGAGTTAGGTGATCCTGATCAAGATCCTGATGATGATACCTCTTCTAGCGCAGAGAAGCGTGGTCGTGGTCGTCCCAAGAAAGCAGGTGGAGAAGCATATACTAAAGATAGATACTCTGGTGCAAAAGACCTACAAAGTGTTATGATTGGTAAAATGCCTAAATCATTACCAGGTAAAAAAGGTACAGTACATAAATCTCCTCAAGATAAAGAAGAAGGCGCTACTAAAAAGAAAAGTTTAAAAGATTGGGTTGAAAGAGTAGAAAGCGTATTAGCAGAAAATACTGCTACCACAACATCAACTGCTACTGCACCTAGTCCTTCACAGAAAGTAATGGTAAAGCCAGGCCAGCCTGCTGGACAAAAGCCTCCTGCAACAATGACTACACAAACAGGTCAAACTATTGCTGTAGGTTCAGCAGACCAAGTTAAAAAATTAGGTGATTTAGTTAACACAGGGCAAGTACAATTAACAAAGCCTGGTACAACTCAGCCACTAGATGAAGAAGATATGGAAGAAGGTAATGAAAAGTGGATCAAAGGCGCTATCAAGCATCCAGGTGCTTTCACTAAAAAAGCAAAATCACATGGAATGAGTACATCTTCATTTGCTAGTAAAGTATTATCTAATAAAGAAGATTATCCTGCTAGTACTGAAAAGCAAGCAAATCTTGCAAAAACTTTAGGTAAGTTCCGTAAAAAAACTGA